CTTCCTCTCTACCCCTCTTTTTATTAAGATAGTCACTTTCTAGTGATATATCAATATAGTCTTTTCGTTTTCCTGGCTTTTTCATAACAGAAAAGCCTATATCATGTGATAGCTCTCTTATAAAAGGAACTACAGAAGGATCTGCCTTAGATGAAAACATAAATAAAGCATTTTGAACTGCTGCTTTTCGTTGAGAAGAAACCGCCGAACCTTCAGAGTGCCCAATGTTTATAAAAGCTGCTGGATCAATTTCTTCTAACTTATTCTTTCGTGAATTGTTTAGTATTTTTATTTGCTTGTTTAAATTCTGTACTAATCTTTTTTGGGCTCGTTGCTTTATTCTTCTAAAATACTGAAAAACTTTTCTTGTACCTTTCCCATCTTTTACACCAATCATTACTGTAAGTTTTTTAGATGTAGCTTTAAAATTTGAGGTATAGTATACCCGTCTATTACCTTCAAAGTTAGAAGGATGAAGAACTTTTTTGAAATAATCAAATATTAAGTCAACTTCATCTTCAATAATTTTTTCTATGCTGTTTGGAAGTTTCTTAAATCCTCCTCGTAATAGCATCTCTTGTTTAATTTCTTTTGTTAGAGTTCCTTTCTCTATAGTGAGATAATGAGCTTTTGTATCAGAAACTAAACGTCTGTATGCTTCTGAGTTTTTACCCAGCTCTGCATCGAGTCTTTCTAGTAATTGTTTTAAATCTTTTTGAGCCATTAGAAGTTTTTATATAAATCAAGAACTCTTTTTATATGATCGGGAAAACTTACAGCATCAGGCAAAGATGTAGTGCCTTGATTTTGTATAGTTGCTCCCCCCAGAGTTCTTCTTTCTTTATGCTCGCGTTTAAAGTAGTATGTTACTAAGTCATTTACAGCTAATCTTAAATCTGTAGGAGTACTTGAGTACCCTGCAGTATACGTTATCTTCACTGCAGCGACACCCCTTGGCCAGTTTTTATAACCAGATCCTGCCACATATAGTACACTGTCCGTCTTTTTATCTAAGTAATACTCTGTGGTCGGCACGGTGGTATAACTAGCTGTGACAGAATCTCGTTTTTCAACAGAAACAATAGCATTGACTGGACTTTCTGTAAGTTGTACAAGATAAGTGCTCCAGTCAATGTTGAATTCCTCTACTTTATTTGTCGAGAAAAAATCTATTATAGAATTACCGCAGTAAGTTTTTACTAATTGACTTATAGCTGGAATTATAGATTGAAGACGCAGGTCATCTTTAGGGTTAGATAAACCTTCTGCCTCTTTATACTGCGCTAATGTAATTAAATCTGCCATAAGTAAATTAGTAAAAACTGGGGGAGGTAGGCCTCCCCCGAGTCTCTAGGATATACCTGTAGTATTAAGCTACAGAGTCTATCTTAATTGAAGGTTGATCGGCTGATGCGCCTGCTACAAGCTCTTCAAAACCAAGTGATTGAGTAGCAACGATTACTCGACGCTGATTCATCACTTCGTAGTCTTGCTCAACTGATACACCACGAAGACGTGGCATTACATAGTTACGAGCATATACTGCGAATGCTACTGGAGCGTCGGCTGCTTCTGCAGGAAACTCTTCAGATACCACTACGGGTGAACCGAATACTGCACCCAAGCTACCAGTTACTCGTACGGCCAAGTCGTTGCCAACTTCGTCCAGAGTCTGGAATGCTGAGTCGCTCAACAGATCATAGTACATTGCTTGGCTAACGATGTATACTACATCAGAGGGGCTCAAGCCGTACTTGCCCATTTGCTTACGAGCAGCCAATAGCTGAGCTGCTGTCATCGTAGCAAAGTTTCCAGAAGCTACGCTGGCACCATCAGCATCGTGCTTGGCGGTAGCAATTGCAGCGTGTCCGTCAAGACCGCTGATGTTAGAGCCATTACCATTAAGAATAGCACTCTCTACTGCACGACCGTGTGCACGAGCAACACCTTCGATAAGCATAGGCATCAAGTTAATGAGTACTTGCTCGTCGACTTCGTTATCCATAAAGGTGCTTGAAATCAAGCGGTCAGCATTCAAGATAACTTGCTTAGGCTTGTAGGAGTTATCAGATGCGCCACGATTTTCCAAGTTACCAGAAGTAGCATTGGTTGCAAAAGTTGCAGGCTCAACATCTACAGAGATAGGAAGAACCGTTGCGGCACCATTAACAGGGATTTCGCGGAATAATGCCGCTACTTTCAGCTCATTTTGAATTTCTTTCTCGATAAGAGAAGATACTTCTTGGTCGATATCAGCTGCGTTTGCTGTATAGTTAATACCAGCTTTTTCCTGAATATTACGAGCAAAATCAGTGTCCCAACCCTTACGAGTCATTACACCTAGCATGTGAGCATTCAAGAAGTCTTTGCCCCAAGCAGAGATGTCACTCTTTTCAGCACGATCAGCGAATACACGCTTAGACTCACGCATCTTGGTGATTTCTTCGCTCTTCTCTTCGAGCTCTTTCTTGTACTTAGCAAGAGTTTCTTGCATGTCAGCATTACGGTCATTAAGACCCTTTTGAACATCCTCAAGAAGGCGCTCAGTGCCTGATTCAATACCAGTAACTACTGCTTGCTTAACTTCTTCCTCTTGCTGAGCCTTAGCTTCTGCTTCTGCAGCAGCTTTTTCAACAGCTTCTTGTTGTGCCGCTTCTTCAGCAGCTTTAGTTTCGGCTTGCTTCATTGCAATCTTGGCAGCAGTTTCCTCTGCTACCTTCTTAGCAAATGCTTCCAAGTCGATTTCGGGAGTTTTTACCTCGTCCGACATTTTGATCTCCTTTTGAGCTTGCGCTCCGTCCAGTGTGTCACTAGCTACCGATAAATTATCATCTTTAGCCAGAGACTGACTGGCTAGATCTACACGATTGGTGAAAGTTTTCTTAAAGTCTTCATACTCTGCTTGAGAGTCAAAAGACTTCGCCAGAGAAAAAGTAGCTGCTTGATTGCAAGGAACGGATACTACCGAAACTTCAAACAACTCAGCGTCCTTTATCTTATATCCGTCAGTTTCCGATAAGTAATCAGCATCCTTGACTCGGAAACCAACAGAAAAGGCTCCAAGGACACCGTCTTTAACTAAGTCGCACACAAAATCAGGTGCGGACTTACTAATCTTTGCCTCCAGCTCTAGGCCGTTTGGCGTAACTTTTAATCCAGTAGCCCTTCCAATGGGCTTATTATAATCATGATTAAAGAGAATAATAGGATTAGACTCAAAATTCTTTAAGCCACCCTTCGTCCATGCATCTGGAGAAATTGTATCTCCTGCACGATCAAAGTCATTAGTGCTGGCCATTCCGCGAATCATCACACTTCCGTCTTCAATTTCGTGTGATTTAAACGTAGAAGTAAGATTAAATATTTTATTCATCGTTTTCCTTTACTTCTGATACTTTAGCCAAAGCTGCTAAGGGATCAGGCTTGGCACAGTTGCATTCTCCAGGAGCGCAGCCACAGTTTTCACCGCAAACTTCGCATACTTCTTCGGGAGCCTCAAAAACTTCGTCAGCATTAACTGAACCCGCTTTTTGTATCTCATCCCAAAGATCTGGAAACGTACCTTCTAATGTAGTAGTTAAACGAGACCAACTACCGAAATGATTTAAAACCATACCTGAACCCATAGGTACTTCATTTGCGTATTCATCATATTCATGCCTAGAAAGGACTTGTCCTTTTTCAAGCATAAACATTCCTACAGCTTCAAGTATCTTATTACGAACGCGTAGTCTAGCCATCTTGTTCCTCTTCTTCTGCGGGACGACCGCCTTCGTCCGGATTAGTTGCACTTCCTGCGATGTTTGCAGGTACTCTTAAATCGTTGTAACCCTCTACAGGATCAAAACCTAAGTGCTCTCTTGCTTCATTTGGAGAAATAATTCCTCCATTTACCAATGCTGTGTAGTACTGCGACTGATCTCGCATCTCAGGTTGTAAAGCAGGTACTTCTGTTACATCCTCTTTTAACTCAAACCCAAAGTATCTTTCTAAACCAAAATGTAACTTTTTAACTATAGGCAGTACAGTCTCTAAATAGTACATCCTCATGTTAGGTCGAATGTTTGCATTATTTCCAGAATCCAACATAATAGGAGGTATTCCAAGAGCCTTTAAAATAATTTTCTCATTTTCATGGATAGCTGCCTGAAAGTCCAGTTCTTTAAAATTAGTATTTGTAAAACTATCAATTTCTAAGCCTCCATCAAGAATTAGGGGCCGTCTTCCCCCGGCATCGGGTCTATATCGACTAGTCCAAGACTGAATCATTCTTTCTTTAATCTTTTCGCTAAGAGTATTTGGGCTTTTCAGAACTAGCCCCGGCACAGCTCCATTCTTAAAAAAGTTATCTTGAAACTGTCGCATATTTTGCATCAAAATCATAGTTCTGAGTGCAGGTTTTAATCGTGAGATACCTCTATAGATTGAATAAAAAGAATTATCCTTAATATGAATTATCTCAGAAGGTTTGTAATCAACTGTTTCATTAAAAGTAAATTTATCAATATAAGAAGTTTTACTTGCATGAATGTTCATTTTATTGGCGGGAAGATGATAGAGATGAACTCCATCGTAATAAATAAAGATATTACCGTCAAGCAAATAATCTGTAATCAGATTTCTTTTAAACGTACTAATATCTTGAAAAGGATTAGGCTCTTTGTTTAAAAGAAGATTTACTCTTGATCTTTTTACGCCTTTTACAATACTCTGCAATCCAGGTACTTGTGCTCCTATACTTGTTTTAATTTCTGCGGCATCATCTACAATAAGATTTACGCCTCTATTTACAATTTCTATATCCTCGTATGCTTTCTCATACTGAAATGTAAACTCTCTGGACGGAGTTATAGTATGGTCATAGTATTGCTGCGCAGGATTTAGTTTTTCTTCCTCTTTTGGCGCTCTTCCTAATATGCTATCATACCATGCCATGTTTTTCTCTTTGAATCTCTACCCATCTTTCCTGCTTTTTTGCAGTGCCTAGTCCAGGATCCCTTCCATACACCTTATGTAATTTTAAGTGGTGCTCATGGCATAACGTAACTGTATGCTCATACAGTTCAGCCCAGTGATCCTGTATGAAGTCTTCTCGAAAGGATAAAACGTTTTCGGGAAGTAACTTATTCTTTTTTACATAACTATGAACTAAAGGGCTTAATGAATAAAAATGGTGAAAATCAAGTTGCGTTTTTTCTCCGCAAATATAACACTCAGTACCTTTTTCATATTTATTTTTTGCTTTATCTCTTATGTATTTTACGAGGTCTCTTTTTAGATCCATTTACGAATACCAGAATTATAGCGAACATGAGGTAACATGTCAAACATTATTTTTGACATGGTATTTCTAGAAGCCGCTGTTTGATGTTTCAAACGAATACAATGCATATCGCAATGCATCCGCCATGTGTGATGCACGATTGTGCTTTGGTTTCTCTTTTAAAAGGTTAGGATTAGGATCCCACTGGTATTGATCTAAGGCCTGTAAAGTTTCTTTACAGCGCTGATCAACTAGTAGTTTATCATTATCTATTATTCCTTCGACATGAGATATTCCGTCTAGGATAGATTTCTTGGCATTTACAGTAGTAATATCGTAGTTTTGTGCAAAATCAAATCGAGTCTGCTGAGCCGCAGAATCAATATAAATATAATCAATATCCCATTTATTTATAAGCTCTCGTATCTCAGTTGCATGCTGCTCTGTAGTGCGTTCTGCATCTAAATATTCGTCAAGAAGATAATATTTTTCTTCCTCCCACGAGTAGCCAATTACACAAAAAGCAGTAGGATCTCTATAGCCTACGTCAAGTCCAGCAAATACATCCATGTCGGAAGTATTTATTTCTTCAAAGTTTCCGACACATTGTTCAAAATCAAAGTTCCATACCTGTCCTTCAAATGTGTTAAAATCTGCTTCGTATTCTTGTCGAAACTCAGCTTCGGACATGGATTTTTTAGCTTCCTGAATATCCATTTCAGACATTCTAGGATTAGATTTATAACTCGCCTTAATAGAGACCCATTCTGAAAAATCATCTGTAAATCCCCTATCAAAAAACTCTGCAAACCAATTATTTCTTCCTCGCGGTGTAGAAATAAAGATTGCTTTTGAGTTATCCTTATCCAAAGTAGGACGAAGAGCTACATTAAAGGCATCTTTGCCATCAGCAAGGGCCGCTTCGTCAAAGATAATTAGATCGTAAGATCTACCAACGCATGAGTCAACTTGATTTACTGATCCCATGCGTATCGTAGATCCGTTTGATATTTCAATCACTTTGTCTTTTGCATTATCTCTAACTACTTCTAGATCAAAATGCTTTATCAAAGTTCTTTGCAAATCAAAAGAAATTTGTGAGAGAGCATAGTTAGGAGACATAATCAAAATATTGGACGAAGGTACAAGCGAAACGAGTTGCCCAATAATATTGGCTATATATGTTTTTCCTTGCCTTCGTGAAATTGCCGCACAGACAAATCTGTATTTTGGATTATTTATAGCATTTATGATTGCCACTTGAGAAGGTAAGGGCGTAATTCCGAGCAAGTCCATATAAGGCTCTACTGGGAGTTTTAAGAACTTACTTTCTTGACAGTAATCTGCTATATACTCCGCAAATATATCTTTGCGGCTAATTTCTATTGACATTTAGTCTTGTCCCATCGATCTCGTTTTACTATACTTTCTACAAAGCTGCCATTCTGAAAGACTCTCATCTTCTTTTGGCTGTCTTTGTCTAAGTGTCTTTTTATACTCTTCTAAATTTTCAATAATTTTTCTAGCTTTATTTTGCTGATCCATTATTTTTTCGATTGCCATGCTGATGCTCCAAAAAATGCGGCTACTAAACCCGCGATTGCTACAAAATAGACACTCGCTATATCTCCCAATATACCGGCTGCCGTATCCAATTTAATTAAAGAACAGATTACGATTAACGACGGATATAGTAACATACCAAATAAAGCAAACCAAGCCATTGCTCGTTGTGCATCTGCTTTATCATGAGCTAATTTTAGTTGTTGTAACTCTTTGCTTGTTTCTAGTTCTTCATCGGTAACAATACCGTCACCGTCTGTGTCGTATTCTGCATACTCAGAATTTTTTTCTAAACGCTTATTCATTATCCAAATGCCTTTATAATTAAGAATACTATTCCTATAGCTACACTACCCCCTAAAACGAGAGTAGTTGCTCCTACAAGTACTTGCTTTATAAGCCTTTCTTTTTGTTGCTGTTTTCTTTTAATCATAGCCGCATACGCTTTTCTATCCTGTTCTTGTTTTGCTATTGCTCTGTCATAATCTTCAAGCAACTTTGGGTCTGCAACAAGAAGGAGCTGCCTAAGATCATACTGATATCGTTCTTGTGACCTTCGCAGCATTTGTAGTTTTAGAATGTCATTTGTAGACAAAGCATTAAATGTGGCCGTTTTGCGATTAACTTCGAACTGATTTAGTGCTTCTCCAAAATCAGAAACTAATGCCATTGCTTGCTGCACGTGTGCTTTGCCTTCGTTTACATTTTGAATAACTGAGTTGATTTGTTGTAGTAACATTCCTGCTGCTGCAACTGACTCAATAATCATTACCACTTCACCTTATCGGCCCAGTATGCTGCTGATATAGGCCCTTTTGCTATGTTTTTTGCATGACGAGCTTTAAAAGATGCTCGCTTCTTTTTCATAGCCTCGCTTTCGCCAGCTTTAGGCTTTCCTGCAGTTTTTGCTCCTTGCTGTCCAAAACGAATTGTTTTAACTGTTTTTCCGACTTTCGCTACAACAATATGAGATTTCTTTGCGTGGCCCGGC